ACGACGGAGCGGCTGACGGTGCGGATCGGCTGGAACAGCAGCCGTCGGGCGAAGCGGACGCTGCTTGGGAACCTGTCTCGGGCGATCAGTCAGGGGAATATTCGGATTCCGAGCGAGGAAACATTGAGGGAGATGCTGGATTATGTGATACTTGAGGACGGATCGATCGAGGCCGCTTCCGTTCGCGACCTATCGTCCGGCGCGCGTGAGTCTCACGGCGATCGTGTGATCGCATGTGCTGGTGCGCTGATGCTTTGCGAGGAGGGCGTGAGCGCGGAGGTCCGCGAACTTGCGCTGCCGAGCGAGGCGTTGGGTGTGATTCTCAAACACAACGAGGTGTTCAGATGAAGTACGGCGCTGGCTACGGCAACGCGATGAAGAAGATGGGTGGCAAGAGCGGCATGGACCCGATGAAGCGTTCCACGGGGAACGGCAAGGGCGGCGCGAAGGGCGGTCCGAAGCGGCTGAAGCCCAAGAAGGGTCGTTGATGGCGATCACGCCTCTGACCATCGCGAAGGCGGGGGCGATCTCGATCGCAGGCCGTTCTGCGCGCAGGATCACTCGTCCGTTCGAAGACCTTCGCGAGAAGGATGACAAGAAGGACGAGAAGAAGAAGGACGATGAGTCCAGCAAGGAGAAGCGTTGATCCAGTTCATCCCGATCTCCGAGCAGGTGTGGATCCCGGTGCATCGCATCGAGCGGATCTCGTTCTTCGGCTGCACCGCGACGGTCAAGTATGTCGATGACCGTCAGGTGGACATCATCGACGGCGAGGACGCGGAGCGTCTGAAGCAATGGATGAAGTCCGGCGGGAGTTTCCTCTGATGGCCCGCCGCGATCCCAACCTCTCTGTCGGTCGCGGCGAGAAGTTGCCCGTGTCGAAAGGCGCTGGCCTGACGGCGAAGGGCCGCGCGAAGTACAACCGCGAGACTGGGTCGAACCTGAAAGCCCCGACGAAGGACAAGGACAACCCGCGCCACAAGTCGTTCTGCGCTCGGTCGAGTTCGTGGAAGGGCGAGCGCGGCAAGGCTGCGCGGAAGCGGTGGGGGTGCTGACATGGCCGCGAAGAAGGGCTTGCTCCACAACATCAACAAGCGCAAGGCCGCTGGTACATCGCGACCGAAGTCGAAGACCACGGTCAGCGAGAAGGCGTACTCGCAGATGAAGCGCAACTGGGGGAGGAAGAAGTGAGCGACATCCTCTCCAAGGCGCGCGAGATTCCAAGAGGTATCGGTGGATATCACCACGACATCGTGCAGGAGATGATCGCCGAGATCGAGCGGCTCCGCGCCGACTTGCAGTTGATGACGGAGGAGCATCGCGCAGCGTGTGAGGATCGCGACCTGATGATGAGGGAACGCGACGAGGCGCGCAGGATGGTGTGCGGGTTGGATGCCGACATCATGGAGGATCAGATCGAGTACGCAAAGCATCGCGGCTGGGACTGCTTCAAGGAGCCTGCCCATGCCTCGTAACTACAAGGCCGAGTACGCGAAGTTCCACTCATCGACCGCGTCGAAGAGGGATCGCGCGTCGCGCAACAAGGTCCGACGCGCTGCGGAGCGCGATGGCCGCGTCAGCAAGGGCGACGGCAAGGACATTGACCACAAGAATGGAAACCCACGCGACAACCGCAGGTCAAACCTGCGCGTGACATCGCGATCAAGCAACAGGAGCAGGAAATGACGCAGTTCGCGATGTTCACGGAGCAGTTCAGGAAGCAGGACATCTGCTTGTTCAGCGACTTCATCGGCGACACCGCGCCATTCGGCGTCGTGTCTGCTGCCACGACCTCGCTGTCTTCCGCAACGTTCAGCAACGGAAACACGGATTCAACGCAGGCGAACCAGCCGCTTGGTTCGATGACGATGACCCTTACGGCTTCCGCGAACGCTGTGGCGGTGATTCATCCCGCGATCGGCGTCTATCCAGCAGCCGCAATCCCAGCAGGTGGCGCGGTGAACCGCGACTTCCGCGTCGGCCGTGGCGAGATCGACTTTGAGGCGCGCGTTCGCACGGCTGCAAACATCTCTACGGTCATCTGCACCGTTGGCATCGGTCTTCCGACCGACACCGCTGCAATCGCAGCCGACTTCGTCGGATTCTCGGCATTTGGAAACGCGACCAACTGGACCGCCGCGCTCGTCATCGGATCGACCACGGTCAGGTCTGTTGTCACGAATGTCCCGAAAGACAAGTACGCGCACTTCCGCGTGTTCCTCGATGCCGATGCGAACAGGGCGAAGTTGTACGCGAACGGAACGCTCGTCGCGACTTTTGAAGGGCAGTTGCCGACCACGACTGGTCTTCTTCCGCACATCGAGATCCGGGACCGCACGCAGGCTGGTTCGACTACCGCTGGTCAGTCGATCGAGGCCGACTACATGCTCGTGAAGTTGAAGGCAAACCGATGACGCTGCTCCAATCATTCACCGACAAGGTCAACAACTCGGCGCTCGCGTTCTTCACCGACTTCATCGGAGACGCGAAGCCGTTCGGAATCGTCAAGACGAACAACGCCATCGGAACTCCGACCGAGGTCTACTCAAACTCCAACAACGATGAACTCGGCACGGTGACATGCACGCTAGCGACTGGAACAAGCGGTGCCTTGTACCAGCGAATCGGTATCTTTCAGACGGCCGATCTAACTGGCGCAACGCCCATCACGCGACTATGGGACATCAGGAACGGGGAGTACGAGTTTGAGGCTCGTTTGAAGACCAGCGTCCATCCATCCGCATCATGCATCATGACCTGCGGGTACATCCTGAACCACAACGTGTTGCTTCAGGTTGGAGCCTACTTCTACCACACCAACGGGCAGAACACTTGGCGAGCCGCCGTGTCGGCGAACAATGCGGTCATCCGTGAGATCGACACAGGGCTTCCCGTATCTTCGTACCAAACTCTTCGCGTACTCTCGACGAAGGCTGCCACGCAGTTTGAGTTCTTCGCCAACGGACGCCGTGTTTGGAAGTGGGTCGGAAGCGATGTCGCATCCGAGGCTGCTTCTTCGGGATATTCGATGCCGCATATCGAGATCCGAGACCGTGTCGCTGGCGGAGGTGGACGCGACAACTCGTTTACCGCCGACTACATGTACACGGCGGAGAGGTTCGTGCGCTGATGCCGTTCAAGTCGAAGGCCCAGCAGAAGTACATGTTCGCCACTATGCCGAAGACGGCCAAGAAGTGGGTGAAAGAAACTCCAAACATCAAGTCGCTACCCAAGAAGGCAGCGAAGAAACGGAGTAAGTGATGCCGGTTGTCAGTTCACAACGGGAACGCATGGCCCACGAATCCATGCATCGCAAGAACAAGCCGAAGACGTCACTCGCCAAGTCGGCGCGTTCGTCATCGTGCTGCAACAAGAAGCGCATGAAGCGCGGAGGCAAGTGATGGCAAAGGCAAAGTCGCGCTACGGCGCAGGCGGTGCGAAGAACGGTGGCAAGAACGGTGGAGACGGCGGTGCTGCTCGCAGCAATCCGACTGCAAAGCGTGCCCGAGCGTCTGCGGCTGCAAAGGCTGCGTACATCGCCGGACGATCTCTTTCGCCATCGACCGGAGGAACGGTAGTTGGCGGTGGTGGCGGAAGGAAGTGAGGTGAATCATGCTCGACCTTTCGTTTGATTCGATCCGCCGAGAGGTGGAGAGCGCGGAGCGATTCCGCGACACGCATCTATCGTCGCTTCGGACGATGGTCGAGAAGTACCACGGTCCCGCGTTCAGAGATGACCGCGCGGATCCTTACATCGACGATCCCGAGAACTTCGGACACGAGTATGTGTCGCTGGTGCTGCCACGCATCATCCACGACACCCCGAAGTTCCGTGTGCGTCTTGGAAACCCGATGCTCGACCTCATGGTCGGCAAGAGGCTTCAGATCGCGATCAACAGGTGGTCCCGCATCACCAAGTTGCGTCGCACCCTTGAGCGTGTCGCTACCGACATGCTCTTCACCTACGGCGTCGCGCTCACGGTGAGTGAGCCTCGCCCCGAGGTCAGGAAGACCGACGGGAAGGAGCCGTATCTTCCCCGGGTCTACCGCATTTCCCCCGAGCGGTTCTTCATGGATCCCGCCGCGACCAACATCGAGGACGCGCGGTTCATGGGGCATTGCTACGCCATCGACAAGAACGACCTGATCGCCCGCGCCGAGCAGGACAAGAGTTACGACCTCGATGCTATCCTTTCGATCCCGTCGGGGACGGATCTCGACGAGGTGCGCGATGACAACGGACGCGACATCGAGGACCGCAAGGAACTCGCCGTCTACGAGGTGTGGGTACCCGAGGCAGACCAGTCGCTCGCCGAAGAGATCGACGAGATCGTCGGCCCCGGCATGGTGAACGGCACCATCTACACCTTCGTGAAGGGCCGTTCGAAGGCGAGCAAGTACGACGGCTACATTCGACGCCCGATCCCGTACTTCGGCCCACGGCAGGGTCCGTACACCGTGTTCGGCGTCTACACCGTCCCCGATGATCCGTACCCGCTGTCGCCGCTCATGGCGATCCAGTCGCAGGTCGAGGATCTCAACGCCCACCTGACGAGCGTGCGGTCGAGCGCTGCCGCGTACAAGCGGCTCGTCATGGTCGATGCGCGCAACGCCAAACTCGCGCAGGACATCAAGGACCGTCCGCACGACTACATCGTCCTGTCGGAAAGCCTCGACAAGGACAAGGTGGTCAACCTTGAGGTCGGCGGCATCACCCAGCAGCAGGTGCAGTACTCGCAGATCGCTCAGGATCGCCTCGACCGCGTGTCGGGCATCCACGACGCGATGCGCGGCAACATCTCGGGATCGGCAACCGCCACCGAGGTCGCCGTCGCCGAGTCGAGCGCGACCATGCGCATGGCTCACCTCAAGCGCCAGTTCCAAGAGTCGGTTGATGATCTCGCTCGGTCA